TTTTCCACATATACTATCTTAATGGCTATCGCGAATAATATTAAGTACTTCCACCATTAACTGTCAAAACATTAAAGTTAGAGAACGAATAAGTAACAGTGGCATTTCCACCGCCAGTATCACCACCAGAGTAGCTAACCGAAGATAGCTTGTTCTTAGTACCTAAGTTAAGAACGGTACCAGCAGTGTCGTGAACAATAATTGAGCGATTTTGAAGGTTTGGCGATGTACCAGAAACACTAATTAGATCACCAGAAGTCGCCATGACTTCAAATTCCGCCGTCACTTCGATGGGGAACGTAGCGTATCTAGTGTACGGCCCAAACCGGCCCAATTCCTGAATGTTCTCTTGACCCATATCGGTACTAACAGTAATACTTTGAACATGGTAACCACCACCAATACCAGTGGCATCATTACCCATATTGAGCTTTACTTCAGCTGGTAATGTTGAAGCTTCTAGATCAACATCCACGCGACGTACAACACCAGACTTCGGTGCATGCGTACCGACAAGAGCCGAAGTGGGATTACCATCACCCCAAACACCCGATCCTGTAATAGCGGTAGCAGTCGTCTGTCCATCAGCCCTAATACTATTCCAGTATCTATCATTACCCACAAGAGTAACAGATTCAGTTGCGCTGCCATCTACAGTATAACTGTAGCTCACAGAACTCGTAAACATACCAGAGTTGTAACATACACTTCGTGGAACACCAGTACCGTGAGACAAACCGTCATCAAACACGGCAACCACAACATCGCACCTATTTTTGGAAGCAGCTACAAGATCAGTCTTACAAGCGCCCCCCGAAGCTAAATCATATACTAATTTATAACCATCAATAACTTTTTCAATAGTAACTTCAATATCAGCCACTTCTTCGATATTTTCATAAATTTCAATTTGGCCCAATTCAAAAACTTGATCCAATGTAAATGTAGAACTCATACCAACACTTTGAGCACCAAATACTACATCAGACGCCGCTACCACTCCCGCACCACGGGAAGTAATAGCCACACCCTGACAAGCATAAAATATGCGTTGATTATTGGCCATTGATATTCTCCTATAATATAATTAATTAATATCCTTCGCTGGTAAAGGCACTACTATATACACAAAAACTAGACTAAATGGCTTTTACTTGTGTAGTGCAGCGAGCCGTACCTATATATAGCTCAGGAGAAAGCTGAGTAATTGCTTGAGATTTAGAATCACTAATCCAACATCTTCTGTAAAGATGGTTATCTATCATACTGGGATACATACCACTCGGAAGAGCATTAGCATTTAATTCATTGCGATAATTAAAAGGAAAAGTGCCAGAAATAGCAACAGATGTGGGATTAAAAAGATGAATAGTGCGGTCATTTTGATATAAAATAGAATCTATTAGATTAGTACATTCCCAGTGATTTTCAGATAAAACATAAAATACAATATCGTTATTAACCCATTGACCACCCCCCAATTCATAACCCTCTATAGATTTAGCGGGCGCCACTTCTACAGCAATAGCTGGAAGCTGTACCCTAGTTTGACCAAGTTGAGCCCAGTTTCCCGATCCAGTAACAGATGTAAATCCCTCATCGGTTCTAAAAGACCCCTGTTGAATTTGACGAAACCACGGAATACCTTCAGCCGGAACCACTTGAACCCACTTATGACTATACTCTAGATGTACGGTGCTTGTGGTGGCTATAGCTGTTTCAAACACAATACGACCGTTTGGATAATCTATGTAGTAGGGACTATCGGTGTTAGTAGTTGAAAAAAAGGTGTTATTTATGAAAACACCAGAAATTTGAATGGGCTGTTCGGTTGTAGCACTTACACCAGTTTCCCACACCCAATTTTGTCTATACCCCTCCCAAATTCGACCATCAGTATAATTAGGATCTTCTACTCTTCGGAGCTGATGACGAATGCCCCCATAGATTCCAGACTGGGGAATGCTTATAGTATAAAAAGATCCCCGATCTAAAAGGCCCCAATCATAAAACGCAATAAAATTATCCAACAAAATATTAGATAATGTAGCGTCTTGCGCATTATTTAAATTTGCCAATTTTGTATGAGGTCCACCAACCATATTACAAAGACCTCCTAATAATATTTTCTATATCACGGCGCACAGTACGAAACGCCTCTGTAATAAAGTTATTTTCAACAGTGCCCGAATATAAAGTATTAACTTTAAATGGGCGCTCTTTATCTACCATATGGGCGCCTCCGCTTCTCCCAAACGGCCCATATTCCACGCCAAAGTTAGCAACAATAATTTCATCACCACGAGTTAACAACCAGTCCAACCACGGCAGATTTACTCCCTTTGCTGTAGATTGTGTAGCAACTGATAATGAAAGTAAATTATTATAATCGGTGGGCTGTACCTTAATAAAAATAGTTCCCTTAATAGTATTGGCGGTAGCCCTAATTGGAGTGGACGAAACTTCAATACTTTGCACAATAGCGTGTACTATATCGTTTGCGGGAGATTCGGTTAAACCAAAATCAAAACGCAACGGACCCGCTTGAAGAGCTACAATCGCAGGACTACTATACAGAGCATATGAAATGCGCTCGACAATCGGCAGCTTCATTTTACTAGCACTATCACGAAAAGACTTATTAAGCTCTTTTGCTAAAGCTTGATAAATCTTGCTTTGTATCTGCCTATCAGATTCTAGTAGTTTTACACTAAGCATCTGTACGGCTCCAAAATGTCACAATATATTTAGTGGTGTTTTGCTTAAAGCCCTGTGGATAAGACATGCCACTACGTTCATATTTCATATCATCATATTTTTCTATACCGTCATATTTAGGGACGAGATATTTCGCCTTATTAATTTTGGGCAGATCAGTCATATATCCAATGGTTTGAATGGAGCCATCGGAGATATCAACAGGGATACCAACATCAATCCAATTTTTTCTGTCCCAGTATATTCTAAGGGTGATATCTTCTGTGGTTTCTACGGCTTTATAGCCTTTACCATTGCAATAGGGGCACGGCATACCACGTTCAAATGGATAGGGGCCACCAACTTTATACACGCTGACAGATCTATTTCTTGTGCCCATGGTGTCCATGTAACAATTGGGACATTCTTCCCGTCTCTCGGGATATACTAAGGTGGCCGTTCTAGTAAACAAAAGAACGGCTTCATTATATGTATCAAAAACCGAACTCGGTATGCTGATAGCCATAATTGCCCCCTTTATAGATTACGACGGACCCCCATAAGAACCACTACCATGATAGTAATTGGTGTCATCAAATCGGGTGTTGAGACGAGCATCAGTAACTGCAATTGTCCAATCTAATTGAGAGGGCAACAACGGAGGAAAGGGGCTAACTTGATGGTTGGAGCTAATTTTATTAGCAGCTGTTAGACCTCGTGCGCCACCAATACTAACAATACCCTCACCACCATTTGGTTGATCATTGCCACCTACGATTTTTTGTGATACTGCCATATTATTTTCTCCTAATCGAATGCGTTGCCGCGATAATCAAACTGGTTGGCGCCCAAAATCATACTGCCGGGACTATAGGGGCCTAGAACAGCTTGACCAACGAGGGTGTTATTATACTGGTAAGTTTTAAGCAAGTTATCATATTTTGCACATAAATCATTGTACAGAATATTTAGGTTCTGTGTTACACCACGCAGATCAATGGCGGACGGTCCATCTTTAATAGAGATGGCATTAGCCGCTTCAGTTTTAACTTCACTTCCCAACAAGATACACGCAGACTTATATACCGTTAAGGTTGAAAAGTCAGTATCGCTTTCAGAAATGGGGTCGGGAGAAATAGAGACTGAAGCAACATCAACAGTGTAGGTATTGCTAAAATCGGCATCATTAATAACATTATATGCCCCAACAACCAACACTTGTTTGAGTCGCTCATCAGTATATTTACTGCGATCTAGATCGCCTATTAGCGATCTTATCATTAATACTAAATCGATGTTCCAAGGCATAAGTTCACCTTATAAGTTTTCGTATACTCGGAAACTGCCCACGTTTGTATTCCACGTACCATCTGATGTAGTCACTAAAGCTTGTAAGCTCCATGTGCCCGTTACATCTAAATCTCCATCTATAGATACATATTGTATCTGTCCATCAGAACCGTCCGTTGTAAAAACAGCCACTTTAGTAAAAGTTGTACCGCTAGGTCTTTTAAATGTAAACTGCTTAGTGGTTGCCCCACTGATATTAGCAACTGTCGTAGTGCCCGCAGACGAAGTATCATATACCGTCACACGAAATATGGTACCAATATCATTAACATGGGCTTCTTCAACAAATGCCATATTATATTCCCTCTATAAAAATAGACTTCCAGTATGGTATACACATAAAAACGTTGCTAGTCCATAAAAAGTAAAAACGACTTGCCAGTTTGGGCAGCTGCTGATGCTACAAATTGGTCAGCCCCAATATCCCATGTGTCCCCTTCGGCGTCTCTATCTCGACCATCTATATCCACATTCCAAGTGTTTGGAGGATATGGCATAGTCTTCCCTGCTATGATCTCGCTAGTCCCAGCATCACGACCCTCCCCTATGGCATTAGCGCCTGCCTTTAAGTGAAAATCTTCTGAATCAGTATCAATGCTTACAAAGGTATCCGCTGCTGACTCGCTTCGATAGTTGGTATTTCCCGGAGCCGAAGTGTCACTGCTATAGTTGGCATCTGTATAAGAGGTGCTTGTCTGTGTAACAAAATCTGTTGCTGTACCATTATCTGAGGCTGTCCCCATAGCTATATTATTGTATATTCTTTGATATTGACCACCACTCGTAACTTCTATACCATAAGCAAAAGTAAGTCCCGCTGACGAATTAGTTATAACACCATATACAGTGTTGTTAACACAAGCTTCCCAGTCATTTTGCGCTATACTTATACCCCGTGTACCCCAACCGTTACTGCTACCATTATTTCCATTAATATCATATACAATATTATTACATACCCATGTTTGTTTAGAACGTGACTTAATAGCAACAGTTTCATTAAAACTTCCAGTCCACCTAGCACCATGAACTAAACAATTTTGTATTCCCTGATGAGTATAAATCCGTACAGCAGCCCGCATCTTTTTTTCGTTACAGTCTATTTCTAGCCACTCTACTTGACCTCCCGCTGAACTACTACCGGGTCCACGCATTAACAAAAATTCGATGTCACCCCCGGTGTTGGTACATAGCAACCTTACACCTGAATTAGCAGTTCCATCGTGTCTCTCCCCCGCAGCAGCAGTAAGAATTCGATTATCTAAACCAATTGTACTACCTCCGTCGATGTCCGTCGAGCCCGATATTGAAAAAGTGGTGTCATTATAACATTCGCCCACGGCCGTATCACCACTTGAGTATATAGAGGATTCATCCAAATCGGCTTCCCATAGAGCAATTGTAGAATAGTCCCTGCTCGATGTACCAATACTTTTTGTCACGGTTGCCATAGGTCACCTTATA